CGTTGGTGGAACAAATCTTCTTGGCGTCAAAGCCAATGATGCGGGTAGTGGTGTTCAATGGGCTTGGTTAAGTGCAGTTGAAATTGGTACGGGTGCAACTGGTATTGGTCAACTCGGAGAAATTAGTTTTGATGGAACAGTTAAAACTGGTGATATGTTGGTCGGTACAGGTGGTGTTTTCTACAACAGAATTATTGGTGGTGACATTCAATATAGCGACACCAGTGCAGGCAGCACTGCTCACTTCATCATCCAGCCAGGAAAAGTAACCAACGCTATGTTGCAAACGGGTGGTGGAATCACACTTGCAACCCCTGTGGGTTCGGGACTAACATATTCCGCTGGTGGTGGTACAAATGTTGCAGGTGCAGGTGTTACCTTGGGTGGGGATCATAATCTCCAAGTTGTTGTAGATGCTTCTACAATTGAAATCGCTACCAATACTATTCGAGTCAAAGATGTTGGTATTGTTGCTGCTAAACTTGCAACAGATTCCGTAACAACTGCAAAGATTCAAAACAGTGCCGTTACAAACGATAAACTTGCTGGAAGTATTGCAAACGCAAAACTTACTGGAAATGGAACAATTACATTTACGGATGGGACAAGTTCTACCGCAATGGCTTTAGGTAGTACCGTTACAATTGTAGAAGATCACGGTATCAATATTTCCGAAAGTAGTGGTACTTTTACCATTGCGGGCGAAGTGGCAACCGACAGCAATGCGGGTGTTGCAAGTTTTGATAATACCCACTTCACCGTTACTTCGGGTGATGTACAATTAAAAACTGGTGGTGTAACAGCAGGATTGATTGCGAACGATGCCGTTGTAGCCGCAGGAATTGCCGATGGTGCAGTAGGACTTTCTGCAATGAACATCAAGTCCGGCGAACATGGTGCATCGGGTCATGTTATGATTCGGTTTGGTGATGGTACTAACCAAGAAGTTGGATTCGTTCCACAGTCTTCGGTTACTGCATCTCTCGTACTAAATGATATTACAGATGTATATACTGGTGCAACTGGTGCTCATCATGTTCTCAAGGTGAAAGACGGCGGTGGTGGTTTCACTACTGCACAACTTGACCATAGCCATATGGCAAATATTACCCACAATAGAATTCTTGGTCTTGGTGGGTCTTCGCCATCTGCTCCTGCGGAATTAACAGCAAATCAAGTCATTGACATAATTAATGCTGATGGATCAACCGATTTGGACGCAAATTTGATCCCTGCTTCTTTTGTAAAAAACACTACCAGCAACACATTCACCAAAATAAATACATTTAATTATAGCACCGATGCTGTTCGACTCGCTGGTGGACATCTGAATCTCGCACCGCCCGTGACTTCGGGCGAATGGGCTCAGGGAATGTTGATTAGTCCTAGTAATGTTTGGGGCGGTGCATTTGGCGGCGGATACCCAGCTCTCGGTGGTATTGGTATGTACGGTAGTGGAGGAAGCACGGACTCTGACCGTATGTGGATTCACGCTGAAGCTTCCAATGGCCCGTGGACTAACAGCGGATCGTCGATACCAAATATTACCATTCTATCCTCAAACGGATATGTTGGTATTAACGAGGCCGCCCCATCATATCATCTAGATGTTGATGGTTCTATGCATGTATCGGGAGATTGTTTTCTTGGAACAACTAATCATGGACGGGTTGTCATTGGTTCGACTACAACAACCCTCGACAATACCAATGCGAACTTCTTGCAGATTGCTAGAGGCGCTGATAATAATGGTTCTTTCCTTGCATTATCACACGATGATAGTGGTGCGAACAATGACTTCGGTGGTATTTTCTTTGGCACATATGAAGATGGACATCCCGATGACGGAACCGATTCATTAATTCTAGGAACGGGACTCGGAACTTCAAGTAAAATAGACATAAGAACTGATGGACAATTCCGTGTCACAGATCGTAGCGTAAATACCGTTCATATGTCTGTCGGTACAGACGGACAGATTGCAATGGGGACGGGACATGGAACGAGCTCGAATGCGGCCACAACTCTTCTTCACCTCTGGGAAGAAGATACTTATATTTGGACAGATAGTTCCCATGAATTTAATACCGCCTTGGGGAAGACCAATAGAGGTCTGATTCACTTAGATGTCTTCAGTACTACCGATCAAGATGGCTCTGCCGGTAAAGGGGGAGCGATTACTTTTGGTTCCCACGACTCAGCGGCGAACAATGTGGCTGCTGGAATTTATGTAGCTACGGATGGTGCATACGGCAGTAAAATGGCCTTTGCTACTACTACTCAATACGTTGACGGCCCACAAACCAGAATGGTCATTGATGATGTCGGTGATATTGGCATCAACAGAAATCCAAGCAGCAGTTACAAGCTGGCAATTGACGGCGGTCTTCTGGCCACCACTATCGAAGCGTCCAGTAATGTTCGTTGCGAAACTATAGAGATTGGAAATGGTACAAGTGATGGAATTCGATCGAAGACACCGGCCGACTTTCCCGGCAGATTATACTTCAACGAAAGCGGCGCTGTCCTACAATATGAAAATACGGGTTCGAGCTCGAGCCCGAACTGGGGCCCGTATGTTGCTTGTTATTCTAATAAAATTCAGATTGGTGGTAACAGCGTTCCAACCGGCACTCAGACCAAACTTGTCATCGCAACAGGAACAGTTCTTGAACTTCCACCAGTCGATTCTAATTCGTATGTAGAATCTGGTATAGGTGGAAACTATCGTGGAGGGGCTGTGTTCCATGAAGACACTGGTATGTACACAGATACTGGTGTCGAAAGTTACCACATTGACATCTCGGGCATCAAGGCCTTGGGTGCCAATGCCTTTGAAATTGTTTGGGCTGATGCGGGAATCAACGATAACACATTTCCGTGGATAGGTTTCGGTTACGATGGCGACGCTAGCGATTGGAGGCAGACCGGCCCTAGCGCTGCCAATGCAGTATTGTTGCAACAGTATATTACTCACAATAATGGAGATGGTATGCAGACGACCATGTACCACGGCACTCCAGACCAGAATGATGTGCTTGGCGGTGTGCCCAACGGATCGCTTGACAAAATCTACTTGGCCATGCATGCCTATCAAAATGGCATACAACCACAATTGGTAGAACGATATAACGACCTCAGTTATGGAGAGGGTATGCATGGAAGTCTTCAAGTACGAAATCTCCAACGAAGAGCAACCGGCAATACTCAAATATATTGTCCCTTTAGAATGGAAAACAACTTTCAGGTGTATCATGGTTCGATAGCTTCTTACTTGCGCATACATTACCGCCACACAACACAAAGTTCAGGCATATACCGCAGGTCGGCCGCCATGAGCCGTGTCACATTCAATACCGGCAAGACCAATGCCGTATGGAGATCAGGAACTATTGAGGCTAGAATCTTATATTAGAGGATATCAATGTCAACTAACCCACATTTCAAAAGAGAATCGGTTGACCAAAATCTTATTGAAAATCTTGTAATAGAATCAATAAAAATTCATGGTCACGATTTTCTTTATATTCCAAGAACCCTAGTCAACGAAGATACACTTTTCGGTGAAGACACTATCTCGAAATTCGAGAATGCTGTCGAAATTGAAATGTATGTTTCTAATGTAGACGGATTCGAAGGTGAAGGTGATATAATAACACAGCTCGGTTTTCAAATAAATGACTCTATGAGTGTTGTGGTTTCGAAGAAGAGATTTACAGAAGAATTTTCACATCTAACAGACATCACATATCCAAAAGAAGGTGATTTGATTCATTTCCCATTAACTAATGGATTGTTTGAAATCAAATATGTTGAAACTGAAAATCCTTTCTATCAAGCCGGCAAACTATACACCTATGAACTTACATGTGACCTCTTCCGATACTCCCACGAAGACTTTGACACGGGAGATGACCGTGTTGACTCATTAACAACTGACCAAGTTGATTCTGTCACGGGTGGCATAACAATTCCATCTGACCCGTTTGCAGATAATACTACTATCGAAACACTCGGTGATGGAATATTTGACTTCACAGAAAACGACCCATTCTCAGAAGGTGATTATAAGTAATGTTTGGCGACCATTTTTACAACAAGAGTATTCGTAATACTGTAATTGCTTTTGGATCATTATTCAACAACATCAAGGTATCTCGAAAAAATTCAGCCGGAGTTGAAATCAAGCAAATCAAGGTTCCAATATCCTATGGAAACCAAGCAAAGTTCATTCGTAGATTGAGGGAAGACTACCGATTATCCAATCCAGATAAAACAGAGGTGAGTATGACTCTTCCTCGAATTGGATTTGAAT